CATCCTTCTTACTCATCTAGCGATGTTAAAGCTGTTGCATCATCTACAATCTACCACTGGAAGAATGCGGTACGCAAAGAGAGTTCCGCATTTGATCTGGGAAGTGCAGTCCACGCAATGTTACTAGAGCCTGAGAAGAACTTAGTTACGCAAGGCCCAGAAACTCGTAGAGGTAAGGACTGGAAAGATCTCAAAGATGCCACTGACTTTGCTGGCAAGATCTTACTCCCTAAAAAGGAATATCACTTAGCTGAAAGCATGAGCCAGTCTGCAATGTTTACAGAGCATGTAAATCAACTGTTGACGGATAAGCTACTTGTCGCTGAGGCTAATTTCTTTGTTCACGACAAGGATAGTGGGCTAGATTTAAAGTGTAGGCCAGATGGATTGCTGGCACATAAGCGCACTATGTTTGATATTAAGACGTGTCAGGACGCATCGCCCACAGGCTTTGGGAAGGCAGTTCGTGATTACGGATATGATATTCAGGCAAGTTTCTATAAGCATGTAATGGCCTTGGAAGGCATTCCGATAAAAGATTTTTTATTCATTTGCATTGAGAAGACAAACCCGTTTATAGTACAAGTCCATAAATTGTCTGACGAGTATTTAAACCACGCTCATGTTCGAATGACAGAAACATTAAAAAGAATTAAACTGGCTGACTTGAACCAAGATTACTCTACTGGTTGGCCTGAAGTGAATACCATCCCCTTACCAAAGTGGATGTAAAACGGAAGTCACGGAGCTTCTGATCCCAGTGTAGGGGTGCTACACAAAAACCGAAGAAGGAGTTGCACATGCAACATATAATAAACAATGTCACTATACTTTACCCAAGGCTAAATCAGCCTTACCATTGGGACCCAACAGGTGGTAAGGAAGGAAAGGGTCAGACCGTTCCATGTAAGTGGGATACACCTGAAGCTAAATATGAAACAAGATTCATTATGGAAAAAGATGAGGCTTCTAAATTAGCAAAACTATGCCAACAGGCGTATAAGAATGCGATAGAAGATCCTAGAAATAAAAATTGGCCTAAAGAAATAAAGGCTTATCCTTCAGCAACTGTAAAGGAAGAAGATAAATATTATCAAGGCATCAGTGAGGCTGAGTTTCAAGGATGGACTAGACTTAGAGCGCAATTTGGTGGTGAGAAAACTAAGTTACCTAAACAGGTTGATGCTAAGAGAAATACATTCCCAGACGATTTTCAGTTAACCAGTGGGTCAAAGGCAAACATTGCTGTAACTATTTATCCTTACTCTGGAGGCAACGGAAGTGGCGTTGCGTTAAGGTTTAGGGCTGTTCAGGTTACGCATCTTGCAACACCAGAAGAGTGGGCGGCAATGACCAACAGAGAAGTGCAAAGTCCATTTGATGTTGTAGATGGGTATACGACTGACGATACATTTGTGTCAGCACCTGCACCAGTGGAAGACTTACTGGAGGATGACGAAATTCCATTTTAAGAAAGTACAGCTTGGCCCCACATGTTGGAGAGATGTGTGGGGTTGATTTCCATGAAACAATTTTGTAAGGCGGCAAAATGACAAATTTTAAGAGGGCAATCTGGTCTGAATATAGTCCACAAATAATTAGCTCATTAAATCTAAAGAAGGTTACCCAAGGAGAATACCACGGCTCATGCCCAAATTGCGGTGGCAAGGATCGGTTTTGGATTAATGAATATAACGGTGAGGTGAAGGTACAGTGTAGGCAGTGCGACGACTTCAAGGAAATAACACTGATCTTACAGGCTCAAGGCTTATGGCCAGAGAGGGAAAATGGTTTTACCGTGAAGGAAGTAGAGTGGCCTAGTGTCTCAACTCAACATCCCTACCTTGCCAAGAAGAAGATCGCACAACATAACGCACTGATCGACGGGAGTAACTTAGTTATTCCAATCAACAATTACATGGCTAGGAAGGTCGGAACTCAGACAATTACCCCTGACGGAACCAAGAAGTTCTCTAAGGGAATGCCTGTCATTGGTAACTTCAGCGTCCTTGGTGGTACGATTACAGACATAGCTTATATTGCTGAAGGGTGGGCGACTGCCGCATCTATTAGTGAGGCCACAGGAAAGCCAGCCGTGTTTGCTTTAAATGCCAATAACATTACGGAAGTCATTACGAATTTAAGAATAGCCAAGCCACACGCAGAGTTCATTGTGTGTGCAGATAATGATGATGCAGGGATTAAAGGTGCTGAAAAGGCTAAGGAAGATCACGGAACGAAATACCTACTACCGCCAAAGGGTATGGATTTTAATGACCTCTGGGTAGCTCAAGGTGCGGAGGCTGTACGAAATTCACTGACCCCGAAGAGGTTTCAGGACACAGTATTCTGGGCAGATGATGCACGGCCAATCCTCACAAACAATTACCTGATAAAGAACTGGCTCGGTGCAAATCAACTGAGCTGTCTTTACGGTGCGTCTAACACTGGTAAGTCATTCCTAGCCCTAGATATGTCATGGCACATTGCCACTGGCAGAGAGTGGAACGGAAATAAAGTTGTCCAAGGTGTTGTGCTGTACATGGCAACAGAGGGTGGTAATAGCTTTAGGAATAGAGTTTACGCACTGAAAGATCATTACGGTGATGAGAATGCATTACTCGCAGTAAGGCCAAGTCCAGTCGACATGTTTAACAGTGACGTTGATCTGCCCACGTTGGAGAACTTATGCAGTGAGATCCAACAGGAGAAGGGCGAAATCGCACTGATTGTTGTGGATACATTGTCTAGGGCAATGGCAGGGGCTAATGAAAATACATCGGAGGATATGTCTCAATTCATAAAGAACTGTGACATACTCAGGAATATCTCTAACGCTCATCTTCTTATTGTTCACCACACTGGAAAGGATACTGCCAAAGGTGCTAGAGGTTCTTCTGCATTGAAAGCCGCATTAGATACAGAGATAGAGTTAGACGTTCAGCAAGATAGTGGTATCAGGACAGCACTCTGCACAAAGCAAAGAGATCTAGAAGGTGGGGCGGCATACTCATTCAGGCTGAACGTATCAGTCCTCGGTGTTGATCCAGACGGAGATGATATCACCACGGTAGTTATTGCGAAATGTGACGCTGAGGAATTAGAGGAAGCCAAGAAGAAAATACCAAAAGGTAAGAACCAGAAGCTGTTCTTAGAGTGCTTCAGGCAACTCAAGGCAGATAAACTTGGGCAACCAAATCCTGCTGGAACTGGGTGGCCAGAGCCACATACTTACTGGGTCATTCAGGAGGAAGATGTGCGTGAACACTTCACTGGAAAGTTCACTGGATCGAACCACAGAAGTGCTTGGAAACAGACTCTGGAGGCCATGATTTCAGGTGACTTTATCTGTATGAATCAGGGTCAAATCTGGCTGTTGGCGAAAGAGGGCAAAGTATGAAAAGCGTATGAAATGTTGAGTGTAATGAAATCAATGACTTACGAGTGTGTTTCATACGTTTCATACGCTTTTCCTACGCTTGTTCATACGCGTATGAATTGTAGGAATTACCTATAGGGTATTCCTACTTCATACGGAACCGCAAAAAGAGGATCATATGGGTAGTAAGACAGAAGACAGAAGGCCAAGGTTTAGGAGAGTTAAAGGTACAGAGAATTCAAGGGTCTTCTGGCATCCCTGTTCTGTGTGTGGTGACACCGATGCAGGGTTTGGTTTGGACGTTGAGATATTAAGGAATAACTTTGGAACTTGGTTCTGCGGAGAATGTAAGCCTGACGATTATTATAGAGGGAAAAGAAAATGATGAAGGCAAGTAAACTTTTAAGTGATGCATCTAAGTTGGTGAATGGAGATCGACAGAGTTCATACGGAACACCAGAGGATAGCTTCAAGAAGTTATCCGCATTGTGGAGTGCTTACCTTGATGTAGAAATAACACCACACGATGCCTGTGTTATGATGTCACTTTTAAAAGTTAGCAGATTAGCATATAAACCTAGTGAAGATTCGAGTACTGATGGTGCGGCATATTTATGCCTCGCTAATCAAGTGAGCTAACCCCTCTGCGTCTGGTCGCCTCTATGACGCTGTTTCTCCCAAAACTTTAGGGGGGTAGACTGACCCCTGACTCAAATTGAGTTGGGGGTCTTTTTTTATTTATTTTACATTTGGCACTTGACAGTGCTAGTGATTGCTAGTACTTATTGTGTATAGAAACAAACAAGGGAGAAATAAAATGGCACAACGAGAAATAGCACACGAAAATTTAGCTCACAAAATCTTTGTAGGAAAAGAAAATTACGAAGGATACAAAGATGGTGATGTCTTAGCTATTGCATATAAATCAATAAACCACGGCACTCTGCACAACTTCTATACTTTAGGTAGTGTTGTATCTTGCGCCATCGAAATGTGTAGTTGCCCATTTGAGGCAGTAGAAAGAGCAAAAGAAAATGGTGAGGAACTTCATTTTGCATTTGGAAACGGTGTAACGCTTACCTCTCATGCACGAGATCAAGAGATTTCTTTCATGGTTAAACATGGAGATGAAATAAGATTTCACGGAAAAATGTTTGAGATTGTCGCTACAGCAAATGATAACATTGGTCTTAAACCAGTTTAATTAATCAGGGGAGCCTCGCGCTCCCCACAAACAAGGGAGAAATAAAATGCACCTATCAGAGCAAGAGAGAAAAGAAATAAAGATTGAAACTATTTTAAGTTTAGTAGATGAAACTGGCACTGAATTTAGTGCAAGGGCGGCACTTATATCCTGCCTTAATTGGATGGACTCTTATGAAATAAGCCAAATGTTAAGAACAACAAATCTCAGAACAGGAGAGACAAAGGGAGTTAATTGTAGAGATGAGGAGAAAGACCCTGAAGAAAATCTAGACCCTTTGTTGTCTACCTCTGAATTTTGTTTTAACGACGAATACCCATATTGATTATATCAGATTATAAAAGGATAAAATCAGCCTCACTTCGGTGGGGCTTTTTTTTTGCAAAATAGTGTGTATATTAAAAGTACGGTTAACCACTGAGAAAAGGTTTAAAGGATGAGCGACGAAAAAAGAAAAGTAGGCAGACCAAGATTTGAGATAACTCCAGAAGTCTGTGAGAAGGTGGAGAACCTCTCAGCCCAAGGTTTAACAGTCGATCAAATAGCTCTTGTATTGGGTGTAAGTCACTGGACAATTTATGAAAGACAGAACGAATTTCCTGAGTTTTCTGATGCGCTAAAAAGGGGGCGTGGCAAGGGCGTTGCCAATGTGACTAACGCATTATACACAAAGGCAGTGGATGGAGATAACACTGCCATGATCTTCTACCTGAAGAACCGAGCAGGTTGGGTGGACAAACAGGAAGTCCAGTCAACTGTTGAGCAGAGACATATCATAGATTTAACTAGGATTCCAAATGACCAACTTGAACAGCTTGAAAATGCATTTAAGCAATCTGACCTTGGAGCAAGTGAGGGCGGAGAAGTATCGGAGATCATTGAGGGAGTTTACGAAGGCTAGTTGGCCGTCTATCGAGCCTGCTCAACCTTTCATAAACAAC